TTCACAACTATGCTTTTGGACGTCTCCGAACCGTGTCGGCTCCAAGACTTGATCAAGGATCGGTACCAACCAATTTCAATTGAAAATTATACAGACAGTTCTGGGACGACGCACAAAAGTGCATCGATCCATACCCGCGTCAAGCGTTGGCCTAAGTTTACGAGTTTTTCATTCTCCATGTATGACTACAAATTTCCGATTGAAATTCCATTCGAGTTTGAAGGGCTCAAACTCTTTGCGTGCGTCATGCACCAAGGGCACAAGAACGGGGGGCACTATGCTTTGCTCGTGAGACGGTTTGACAAGTGGTACGTGAAAGACGATGAAAAAGTGTCTGAATTACCGGACATAAAGGTGCTTCGGGGTGAGTTTTACCAAGCGTGGTACAGACCCATCAAGTCGCTTTAAGGATAAAAGTTACCAATTTCGAACATAGAGAACCGTGTATCACCAGAATACGGTGTCGCAATCTGGTTTCCACTTGAATCAATAAAGTAACCGTACAAATTGTAATATGCTATGTTTCGAACTTTCATAACGTTTGTTCCATTGAAACGAAGATAGGCTGAGGTGGTAAGATTGGGCACATTCCATTGACCCAGAGGAACGCCATCCGCGAGTCCAGCGTCTCCGGCAGTAGGAGCAGTGGATTTATTCGGGCTTAAAACAACACTCCGAGACACGGTCTGAATAGGAACAAACCCGTGTACACTAGGGGCTGGAGGCGGGGGGGATGGAATCGTAATATATGGATTTGGAGTTGAAACCGCGGGAGGTGGGGGGGTGGTCGCCACTGGCGTGGGGTTTACAGCAGTTGGGATTGGAGAAGCAGCCGTTGTGGATGGAGAAACGGTGCCCGGAACGACGGCCGACACGACCGGTGTAACGGTTACAGGGGGGGTCGTGTCGGGAGGGGGCGGGGTGGTGCCTGCGGGCGTCTGAGAGCTTGGTGCAGCAGGACAGTTCGCCCCAAATTGAGGACACGTTACGTTCCCGTAGTACAGACCGGCAGTTATTCCTCCCGCAAAAAGAAAGAGGAAAAAACATGCGACGAGAATTATGACACCAGTATTACCGGAACCTTTGGACATTTATATTATATCAGAAAATTCATTCAACTGAATGTTCTCACGTATATTCACTATCGTCCTGAAATAGGTCCTTCGATTATTGGCGTGCGTCTTGTCCGTCCTGATCTTCTCCACAAACCACCCTAGATCCCCGTACCCACACTCCACAATCGTCCCATCTGGAAGGTCTAGGCGTACATTGTGTAAATGCAAATTGGCCTCTTTGTATGGGATCCCCTTGTCCTGTACAAAAAGTTCCATCCCATTTTTGATACAAAAATCAATCGTGATACGCTCACGAGGCTTCCACTTGAACATGGTCTCGTGGGTCCCTGTTCGGACAGGCTCATTCACGGGCGTGAAGACGAGCCCGTCCGTCTCGTACTCGAACGCGTTCAGGTCGGGGAAGGACTTGAAGTCTTTCAGGTCCGTCATGGTCTTGACTCGAATCTCGAGGGGTGCATTTGCAGTCTTGATGACGGCCCTGACAACTCTACGCGCCGCCTCGAGTCGGGCATCAAGCGGCTTTTGGGTCAGGTCCTCGCCCTTGACACGCACAGCATCATAGACCATGAAAAGCACCTTACCCACTTTGGTCTTGACGAGCTCTCCATCGAGAAGTGTATCCTTTGTAATACGAATGTTCACCTTTTCACAAGCAAATGCGCGGTTCACAAGGAAAACACCATCATCTGTGCTCGCAAGTAGGTGGCGCACACCATCCGTCTTTTCACACACCATGTACAGTTGGCGTTTGAGGAGAGGGAAGTGACGTCTCTCTATAGAGACGGGTTGGGGCCCCGGGAACCGGGTCGGGTCAGTCGCGCCCCATGCGTTTGAAATGAACGCATGGAGGTCACCCATTTTTTAGATACAATTGAAGAGCGTCTCGTCTCTAAGGCCGGTCGAGCTCAAGGAGCGAGCTCGACCCCCGCCGCCTCGAGAATGTTTCCAAAACACTCGTGTGTATAGTGACACACGACGATCGCCTCGGACATGACACCAATTTTAATTCCTATATTTTTGAGTGTTGTGAACATAGCCTCGTTTGAGTCCAATGGCAACTTAATTGGCTCCTTTCCACCTCGAAGCTTCTTGTCCACGGGTTTCGCATCCATAGCCCACACGCGCGCCGATGTCTTGTCAAGCTCGTACAGACCGTCTGCCAACTTTTTGCCAACGGTGGTATCAAACTCAAGACCGCGTTGCCCCACAGGCTCAGTTGAGCCCGCCTTGGTTTTCTTTGCAAACTGGTCCCAATTAATACCCTCCTTGACGGATGGGAACACGAGAACATTGAGGCCCTTCTCGAGAGGGTCAACAACCTTGATCAATGTTTCGTTATTGAGGTTTGTTCCATAGTCCATCCAAAAAATGCGCTCGCCCGACTTGATGAGCTTTGGCAGACTCGACTTGTCCTCCACAAAGTGAATCTCCAAGTGCATGCCGCGCTGCATACACGCCATGTGAAGATTCATCGCCGTGTGGAGGCTCGTCGCGCTAATCGACTTGTTTCGCGTGACCATACACACGTGGAGGACGGTCATTATGATTTAGACGGGTGATGTTCTTAAGTATTCTAATGTCAGTTCCAGTTTTTGAGACATTGTCAGTTTTGAGGAACAAAACCTTTTACCATCCAAAACTGGGTGATCCTTGACTCGGTATCCCTCCCTGATATCACCTTTTCTTGATTTTTCGCGACAATGAATTACAAACTTTGGAAGTTCAGAATCTTCAGTGTTCTTTCTCGTCCGGCGCGGACGTTCGCGCTCACTCTGACTTTTAGACATCTTTGTCTTAGTTTCATCCGATGGCGTTTTACCGGTTCGCTTAGCAACTTGGTTTTCACGCCAGTCTGGATCCTTCCATAATTCAACCATCCTCAGTCCAAGTTTTTCACATGCTTCTTTACTCTTGGGTACTCCTTTTTGACGTTCACTCGCCTGTTTTCTCCATTCGGGTGTACAGCGAGCTAATGCAGCCTCTCGCATTCTTTGAAGAGTTTCTTCACAAGGATAAGAATTCCGTTGACCACCACTTAATAGATTCAAGCCATTTGGTGCAACAGTATTTAATTCAGCTATCCAGAATACCTCTGCTTGATCCTTTTCTTCGGGAGATACAGAAGTAATTAATTCAATTGTGAAATTTTCTGGTTTATATTTGCGAATAGCTCTTGATAACTTCGTACAACTTTTCTGGTTGTTAAGAGCTTTACGTATATGTTCTCTGAAACGATATCTAATTTTTTTCATAGTCTGTCCCACATATTGTTCACCTGTAGATTTACATGTGATGCAATAAATATTCACTGTCATATCCTAAACACTCGCCGCACTCTTAAGCCGCTCTTCGAGAGACCCTTGGAATCGAATATTGCCCACGTGGCCCAGAACAGTCATACAATCGGCGAAGATCTGACCCCCCATCTGTTGCCAACGCCGACAAAAGGCGTAGTCCTCGGACAAGTACCGACGGGTCACGGGATCGATCATACAATCTAGTACGGCGTTATACCGATCAAGGTCGCGGTTCTGGTGGTCGTTGACACACTCGAGCTCGGGGTACTTCTCCTCCATTCGACGAAATACGTCACGCTTAATGAGCAAAAAGCCGGTCGGCCCGTCCAGAACCTCGGCAAACCCATCCTTGATTTGGGTCTGTTGGTACCGGAAATTCATGACCAGTGACGAGGCGACGCGGGCCAAGTCCCGACCCTCTTTACCAGACTTGACGTAGGCCTCGGCTTGGTCCCACATGACGCACTTCTTGGGGTACGCGGCGCAGCACACGTCGTGTCCCGACTTGATCAGACGAATCACAGAGTCTGGGTCAAAGTGAACATCAGCATCGATAAACAAAAAGTGGGTCGCCTGGGTCTTTTGCATGAAACGCGCCACGGCGAGGTTACGCGCGCGATGGACCAGAGACTCATTCTCGGTCGTATCAAGCATCATCTGAATACCGTGCTGGGCGCACGTACGCTGGAGACGGAGCATAGACTCGGCATAGGCTTGGAGACAGACGCCGCCATAACACGGAGTTGCAACGAAAAGGACCACCGGCTGACTCATTACACTATACACAACAAAAGTCCTTAACTATTCAAGAGTGCTTCAATCTTCGAGAGGGTCGGCAACGAAATATCACAAATTTTACAAAGTTCTGCGCGCGAAGACGCCCCTGGAACATCTTTGAGTACGGAGACCATCACAGCACACGCAATCGCCTTGGGTGTTCGGCCCATGAGCTCCACCTTGTCTTCCAAGGATCGACACTTGGAAATAATACGCATCTTGATCCGACCCCTTTCTGATTCTTGAATACCCTTGACTTCGTTGAAAAACCGACTCACGAGGTCGGCCGGTGTTGTGATATGGACAACCGTCTCGGGAACTTGTTCCTGGTACATATCGAACGTTCTCGAAAGGTCTCGGGCTGGTATTTCAAACGCATCGGCAATTTCTTGAGTCGTGCGTGCCACCCCAGCCTCGCGACACGCCTGAAACACACAGTTCGCCTTGATGCCGTTTCGGACCGCTCCGCGTGTCAAAACAGCTTCATTAAACGCCTTGTATTTGATTTTCGCTGAATACATGACGGCATCCGTGAGACCCAAGACCCCCTTTCCAATGCGGTCTAGCTCAGCATACGCATGGAACAGAGCCCGATCCTTGTGATTCATGGAGGCGTGCATATTTATTCTGGCCAAACGTCTGGTTGAATACGAAGCACCTCGATTCACCGTCATATATGTGGTCTGGCCCCAGGCGGCCGAAAAATGGTCTGTGTTTGTGGGCACACCAACACGCGACGGGTCAGCCTCGTCACCACCTCCAGACCGCCATTCAGGCTCTTCACAAATGTACGCATCGTCAACACGACCACAGTCTCGACAAACTGGCAAATCAATTTCCACGCCATCGAAAACCTTGGGACCTCCACAAAAGACGCAGAGGAACTCACAGGCGCCGTGTGCGGGGGCGTCACAAGATACCCCCTTTAAGGTGGCAAAATCGGACCACGCGCGATCGATCAGGACATCCATGTTCAGTTGGGTCACGTGGTGGGCGCGCCCCCTTGGCGTGAAAAAAACACGTTTTCTTAGTAATGAGCGCCCCAGTCGTCGATCACGCCAAGCGAGCCGTTATCCAGGAGATCACCGCCAAGTCGCCCTTTAACATCTTCAACATCGTGGCGATCGTCGCAGTTCTCGTGATTGGGTATTTCCTGTACAAAAAGTTCACCCAGAAGTTCCAGAAGGGCGCCGTCAAGATCCCCGACATTATTGCAGCCCCTCCCAAGATGGCGGCCAAGGCGGCGCCCGTCATCGTCGAAACCGTCTCCGAGGTGCCCGATGTGATCGAGGAGCCAGGGACCGGGGCTCAGTAAATAGAACCAGACCCGTAGGGACTGTGACCCGAAGGGACTCAATAAACCGAGTCCACAATCTCCCACTTGAGACACCTCTTAGCGTCCATGTACAGGTCCCGCTTCAGGAGCTTTGAGAGCCGCTTCTCGGGAATCTTCGTCTCACGCGTATAAATGTCGCGAAACCGATCCATAAATCGCTCGAGGTTCTCCATTTGATCCTTGAAATCCTCAAACTTTCCCCAGGTTCCGTCCATATTCAGTTGATGAATCAATATGTACGAATTCTCGGTCATGTGTCGAGACCGTCCACCCAACAAAAGAAAGGTGGCGGCCGAGGCACACACCCCATCGGCAATCGTCCGGACCTTACACGTCTTGATACGTGAGATGGTATCCATAGCACTGAGACCCGAGTGCATGTCCCCGCCGTCCGACCGAATCCAGATGCGAATATCAGGCTTGGTCTGGATGCCTAGGTCGAGATACTTGTGAAGCAGCTCCAGCTCCAGCTTCTTCAATTTTAGAGACAATTCAAGGACCGACTCTTCACAGACTTCACAGTGGAAATAGATATCCGAACCCTGAACCTTGACGAAGGACTCCTCCTCAATTTGTTGTTGCGCACCACACGAACACGCCATCTTGAAGTTCAAGCAAGGCTTTTCTTTAGGACGGCCAGATCCTTGGGCTTGATTTTGTTATACAGACTGAGGTGATTCAGAACGTCCAAGTCTTGTGACATCAGACCATGTTCTTTGAGAACATCGATGTTTCCTTTTTGAGCGTAAGTGTGCAGCATGAGAATATCATCCATAGAGAGCCGCTTTCCCGGAACTCTTTGGCGTAGAGCCTCGAGGCGTTTGGACCGTGCACACGCGCTTTGATGTTTGGTCCAGACGGATCCGGGTCTGAGTGGGGGTTTGAGCGCGTGACCAATCTGAACAGACGGGAGAACACACCCCAAAAAGTTATAGTACGGATACAAGTCCCAACTTCCTTCATATATTTTTGATTCAAAAATCATAGCCTCACTCAGAGACTCCATAACTTCAGCCGGTACACATGTACGAGAATCGGGGTAATTTTCATGTAAAATTGCCGTGACGTTTCCAGGCTCGTGAACCGAGTGACCTATGTAATCAGCAGGATTTACATCCGAGTTTCTTGATACGAGACTTTCTATAAAGTCCTTGGCGCCCTGAAACTCATCCTTGTCGTCACTGTGAAGGGTCAGACTCTGAATGGCGTACCGGAGGTCCCCTCGACACTTTTTCAGGACTTCATCCGAGACCCCCGGGGCGATGCGTCGAATTGTATCTTCACCGGGTACTGGAAAGTGATACGTCTCAATATCAAAGTTGAGTTTGACGGGAACTTGAGACACAACCACAAAGAGTCCGTTGGTCGGAGGTTCCGTAATTTCTCGAATTCCAACGAGATCCTGGACAGACTCGTACTCGTCCAGGACGACAGGAATATCCGTCCCTCGAATTCGTTCCAAAAATGACAGGGTACTCTGCTTACTTGATAAAATTTCAGCCGTCAGTTCGATACACGGGTCCAGTACGTTATGGACCGTCCAAGACTTGCCTATTCCCGACTTGCCCAGGACGCACACGGCCGGTCCCAACTTCGTGAATTCGTGTTCAAAATTGTCTCTCGACTTCTTAAGATATCTATCCATGGATCCAGAAGATACAGAAGATTCTTTGAGTAAGCAAGTATTAAATATGATACTGGAAAACAACGCAATACGGGACACGGCGTTCCCTTTCATTACAGGTTACATTGTTTTTAACATCATCATCTTGGTCCTCTTAATTTACATTTCCATCCGAATTTCTCTGCGTTAAAAATATGAAGGACCCTGTCAAGGTGTACAAGTCTCGGAACGGTACACACAAGTTCATGGCTGTGTTTCCAGAAGGGGGTTCAGTAAAATTTGGACTCAGGGGGTTCTCCGATTATACGATTCACAAGGATAAGGAGCGTATGAGGCGCTATGTCGCGCGGCATGCGGGGTCGGCGAGCGGTCTCAGGTCGCGACGTGAAAACTGGACACGCTCGGGGGCGAAGACGGCGGGTTTCTGGTCTCGTTGGCTCTTGTGGTCCAAGCCGAACTTTGGTTCGGCCCTCAGGCAGACGGAGAAAGTTTTGGGTCGAAAAATTGTCTATGTTAAATAATAATGGGCTACGCCGTCCCTGGAATACTCATGTGTGCGTCAGTAGCCGCCATCGTCTCGACGAGTATAAGCATCAACTCGTATTTGACTACAAACAAGCCCAAGGATACAGGTTTCAAGGTGTCCATGGCGTTTCTCGTCATCTCCATCTTCCTCTTTTTTGGAAGCATATTTTGGTTGTACAAGACCTTCACCGGCGGTGGGGGTGACGACGAGACGGCTCGTATACTAGGCGGTGCCCAGATTCCAACGACCGAGGCGGTGGCGAAGAGTTTACCAAACGTGCAGAAGTTTACGAATGTCCCCTCACTTCGTGCAGCCGAACAGGCTTTCAACACTGCAGTTGAACAAACAAAGGCGCAACTCAATGAGCTCAAGCAGTCTGTGAATGCACGAATTGCAAACAAGGAGGGCGGCATCCAGCAGGCCGCCGAATTGATTGAAATAGCACAGGCAAAGGGAAAATAGAAACACAAACAAGTACCCAAAGATACAACGTTGTCTTTGGCTACTTATTTAAAAATAAAATCTTCAAGACAAGTACCACTGGATGGTCGGCTCTGGGTGCTGGACAGATGTCCGCCCCTCGGACTCCTTTTATACCCTAAATCTCTCAGTACTCGAGCATGTGTACGAAGAGTGGACCGAGGCTCTTCCCCACGTAAAACCATATTACGCAGTCAAGTGTAACCCAAACCCAGATATCGTAAGAACCCTTGCGTATCTGGGATCAAACTTCGACTGCGCAAGTCCTGCTGAGATACAGCAGGTCTTGGACGTGGGTGTTGAACCGGAGCGAATTCTTTATGCAAATCCGTGCAAACGTGTACAGGACATTGCGTTCGCGAAAGAAAATGGAATATTGCGGACCACGTTTGATAGCGTGTGCGAGCTCAAAAAGATTGCCGCGGCGTTTCCAGACGCCCAACTCCTTTTGAGAATCCGAGCCGATGACCCTTCGGCTCGGTGTAACCTCGGTGTCAAGTACGGAGCCGAGGAACATGATTGGGACGTCCTGCTGTTCACAGCTCGGACGCTCGGTCTTGACGTGATTGGAATTTCCTTCCACGTCGGATCGTTTGCGTCCAGTCCAAAGGTTTTTGATGAGGCGGTGCGGACCGCCGAGAGAGCCGCGGACTTGGCACGAGAACACGGGCACGACCCTCGCATCATAGACATTGGAGGGGGATTTTCCTCAGTGTCCGGATTGCCAAAATCCATCCGTGCACCAAAGGGAACAACACTTATTGCCGAACCAGGGCGATTCTTTGTGGAGCGCATCATGGAGCTTCACACACCCGTCATCGGTACAAAGGGGTCCGGAGTGACAATCAGTGAAAGTCTGTATGGCGCATTCAACTGTATCCTGTTTGATCACGCCCAGCCTCACATCAAGGAGGTTCGTGGGGCGGACGGCGTCCTTTTAACCGGGCCAGGCGTTGCACGGACAATCTTCGGTTCCACGTGTGATGGTGGTGATGTCATTTACAAAGAGTATGAGGTTCCCGAAGGAACCGACCTCGGGTCGTGGATCACATGGGACAACATGGGTGCGTACACGTGCGCAGCCACCACGCGGTTCAACGGTATTCCATTTAACGACCGCCCTATAATTTTGTTGTGAAAAGATAGATATGACGTGTGGAGACCAACTCGGAGCCATACAGACTCAGGGCACGTGTTGGTTCTACTCCATCCTCAACGGGTTCATACTCTCTGAGGCTGGTCAGAAGATTTTGTACTCGAAATTGCAACAGATTTTCAAAGGTCTGGGTCCCAAAGAAAAGGAGTATTTCAGTGATCAAACGAATGCTCCGTGTCCCATGAAGAATCTCACCAAGACGAAACAGATTTACTTTTGGAAGTTCATTGATAAGTTCTTGTGTTTCCAGTCCGGTCCTCGTGCGGGTTCGCTTAAAACGGGTCGTTCGGTCGAACTCCTCAGAAACGTGAGCCTTGCTGGAACGCTTTCTCGTCAACACGGTGGTGCTCAAGGAGCGCATCCCCAAAATGAAATTGCGAAAATTCTTCAACATATGGGGTTCAAAAAGGACAAGGACTTTTATGACGGAAACTATATCACGGGAGGAAAAATCGCGTTCGACCGACGTTCCAAACCTCAGTTTATCGTGTGTCACGCTCACGCCGCGTACCTGAACCCTGATATACCTGAAACCCTGATGAAAGACCCGGACTATGAACTCATGTGCTCATCGATCATCATAATGAATACCACAGCTAAATCCACAGTCCTGCATATAGGACACGCCGTCGCGGGGTACGTCTGTAACGGAAAGGGATACATTTACGATTCGAATCAGACCAAAGTGTTTCCGTGCGACTACTGGAACACGAAGGAACTCAATACGGTTCTCGATAAACAGGTGGCAAGATACTACCCGTACTTCAGGGATGGAAAAATAAACTTCAAGGCGTTTGCTTTTCACATCTTTGCCCGTAAAAACTTCATCAATAACATCGCGCCCGCGTGTCTCATGAAGTACCCAACCAAGACGCCCTTCATCTCAGGTATAAACTTCTCGGACCCAAACTTGGGTCGAAGACTCAACGACCCTACACAGTTCTTGGGAATCGCACCAGCTGGACGTATAGCCCTTAAACGCAAATGGGCTCGGACGAACCACCGCCCCGTCGTGTATCTCAATAAGAACGTTTATAATTCAATTGTAAATTCGGCTACAAATTTCGCAAGTGGAAACGCGAAACTACGTAATTTTTTGAGTGCGGGCTACAGAGTCAAAGACCCGAAAGACTATGACGAATTTCTACAAAAATTGAGAAACAAGTTCAAACCAAAGACTTATACGCTCACCGAGGCGAAGAAGCACCTGAACCAGTTTTCCACGAGCGGTAAGGGTGTGCGCCAAGCCAAGTACAGTGAGGTCTGGCGGGGTTTGCCCATGGCGCAACGCAAGGTTCTCATGCATTGGCGCAACACGGGTACTTGGCTCGCGAACCCCTCGGTGAGCCCTCGGAAGAACTTATCGGTTCTGAACGCGGCGAAACGCAACGTAAACGCTCTCAAGACGGCAAAGGCTCGTAAGGAGTACCGTCTTAAACGCGCAACAAACATGACTAAAAATGACTTGAAGGAACTGATCAAATACATAACTCTCAAGAATGTGAATGCTCGGAAAAAACGGGCTGCTAAGCGTGCAGCGAAAGCCTAAGCAGTCAGAGCCCGACTCGCGTAGCCACCGATCATCGTCACGACATTGGTCATGACCGAATCCGACACCCACCGAAGGCCTTTACAAGTTGGTGAATTCCATGTGAAAATTGAAGTCCAGAGTCCGGCACACTGTGTGAAGTACATGTATTCAGCCATGTACCTCACGACGTGCGATCCTACTATAATACCCAAAACTTTGAGGTGCATATAAGGACGAAAAGCTCTTAGACCTTAAATATGAAAGACGAAGACATTATCGGACTCGCGTACTTTACAGTGATTTTTATGACTCTCGCGATGATTACGGGTGCTTGCCTCATGAAACGCATAGATTCCTTGGCGCATGCGATTGAAAAGGCCGATGAAAGATATGTAAACTAATAGTATGGAATGGCGTGTTACGAATCTCTAGGATTGGCCTCAGGAGCCATTTGTATTTTTTCCGTCGTGCCCCAAATATATAAAACCTATAAATCTGGATCATCGGAAGATTTGAGTATGAGCACGTTTTTATGTATGTACTTGTCTTTGGGTCTAGGGACGGCATATGGCTTCCTTATAGATCACGTCGCCATCTACGTGAGCGACCTAGCTATACTTGGGCTTTATGTCGTGCTTCACGCGATAAAATTGCGAAACGATTGGGGGAAGACTTTGGAGTCTTCCCGCCTCGACCTTGAAAAAGGTGTCTTGTCCCCGTGAAGGGGAACTCGCACAACAGACGACTCTACAGGCAAAATGACGAACGTCAAGTTTGCGACCATCCCGCTCAAGTACGCGCCTAAGCGCAAGACGCTCGACTTTGCTCTTCCTCAGTGGAGGTACAAATTCACCGAAACTGAGAACGAGATTGTATCCAGCTGGGTCAATGATGTGTATCAGTCGCGGGTTTTCAAGACGCAACAGGACTTTAACGTGGCGTACGATTCGGGGGATCGCCACTATCTCAACTGGTCGAACCGACCGATGGTTCTCGTGCCCGAGGACCTGACGAGTTTCGAAGAGGCGGTGTGTGGGGAGGTGGAAGGGGCGGACAAGTACCTCACGAAGATGAAGGCGTTTCTAGAGACGGGCGAAAAAGTCATATTCGTCTATTAAAATATGAGCGTGTAGTAAATGAAGACCGTCATTATCGTACTGGCCCTTCTTATCATTTTGCTTCTCGTCCGTGGTCGGGGAGGGCGCGCGCCCCAGGTCTCCAGCACAGCGTGTCCCGGTGGCTACGTCCCGTCTCCAGTCAATAGCACGTGGGCCGGGTGGAGCTATAACTGCCTCCCAGACGGTATCGAGTCGTCCCTGGTCGGTATTCCGTCCGATACGTACGTGCGTCCCATCACCACAATCTATGCGCCCATGATTAGCGCCACGGGTCGGGCTCAGAGTCTCATGATGGGAACGCCCGCCAAGATGCTTGAGTTCCCTCCTCAGCACGACCGCGGCCTTTTTCCTCCGTATAAATAAATGAAGAACATCTGGCTCGCCTTGGCCGTCCTTGTTGTCCTCGTCCTTTTCCTCAAGCGTACCGGGTCGGGGTTCGAGCCGCCCAAGTATATCAGCGAAGCCTTTATCGGTCTGTGCCCTCCAGGCCAGATGCCTGCGTCATACACTGCCACTGGTGGTGTTTGTGTCCCATACAAATTTTAGAGATGAAACCTCTTTTCGCGAGCCAGGAGGCGCGTCACCGTCGCCTTGGCCTTTTTGAGTCGGTCGTACTCCTCTGCCGCCTCCTCCATCTCCAGCTCGATACGGAACGGCGCCATAGCGTGTCGAATCTCGTCCGCGCGCGTCTTTGCCGGCTTCGCCTTGGGTGGTCCCTTTTTGTAATCGTCCCACGCCTTCTTACAGTACTTGTGCTTCTCAAGGGTACTCTCCAGTTCCCTCTTGATACGTACCAGATCACTCTCCAGTTCCTTCATTTTATCATCGTGGAGTTTCTGTTTCTCCTCATCACTCAAAGTTTCGTACTCACCCAGCGCTATGCCCATGTGTTCTTCACACGCCTCAGCGAGTGCCGCCGCGGTTCCGGGACACTCGTCACGAATCATATCCAGTTCCCGGTGGGCCTCACCCTCGAAATAGTCCAGGACCGACTTGCGAGCCGAAGGCCATTCCGGGTACCCCGCATAGTCACCAGCCTTTGAGCGCCACCGGCACCCGTCTGCACAGTACACGCGGTCATTCGCATCGAGCGCAAAGCATATACCCCACCCCATATGTGTCAGTTTAGACCGTTCCCCTTTAATAAACAGTTGCGCTGAAGCTCGGCAAACTCACTCGAGAGTTGAATATGCCAAGGAAACAAGACGAAAACTTGAAATCCAAGGGCCGCAAGGCCTATAAACACGCTTACGACCGGAACCCACTTCAAGGTCGAAGGCTGAGGAATCAGGGATTCGGAGTCCATCACTTGTGATTTCGAAAGAAAAAATATGGGTTCAGAATAAGATGCCTACCACTAACGTGAATCGTCTTTCAAACAAGATAAACGAGGCGCAAAAAGAGTGGAGAAATGCGTATACGCGTCTATGGGGTCCACGCGCCCTCGGGGGGTTTGCACGCTCGATGGCAGGGTCACTTCAGCAAAGGGAGAATTGGCAAAAGAATATCAATGCCGCTGCGAAAAAGATTACAAATCTGACGACCGAGATTGAAAAAATAAACAACTCGAGTTCTCTCCAATACGAAGAACGCAAAGCCCTGAAACGGGGCGTTGAATTAACATCGGAACTCGGATCCATAAGTAAACAACTGAACGCCATCCCACGGAACAATGCGGCGCGGCGCGTTCCCCTTGCGCGTCGATACAAGAATTTGAAAAAAGAACAGACTGAAATCAGGAATTACCGCTCGAGACTTCACAAGGCTCTTGATATGCGCAAAAGGATCCTTGCACGAGGCCCATCTTCGGCAAAGGTGGCGAGTATCGTGAAACGGGCATTCACGCCTGCTCGCAACGCGGTCCTGATTGATCCACTCGGGACGCGGACGCTCGAGGCTCACCGCCAGTTCAACAAAATGGCCGGTCGTCAGACCAATTATCTCGAGAATTACGCCAAGGCTATGCGTGAGGTGCGCCGTCTCCAGAAGGCTCTCAAACGCAAACGAAATAATAATAACAGGAATTAGTAGATGAAGCCTCGCCTTTTCGCGTCGGGACCAAAAGTCCCTAGACGCCCACGACACATTACCCTGTCCCGCTCCTGGCCCGAGCGGTACTTTGGAGGTCTGAGCCGCGCCATGAAACTCACGCGCGAAAAGGAACTTTTGAAACGGAGGCGGACACCCTATTCCAAACTTAAATTGCAAGCGTCGAACAAAGGCGGGACGAAGCGCAAGTCCAAATGGACCCAATTGTTCCATAAGACGTACCCAGACCTGAAATTTAATAAGGAGGCTATTGCGCGTCGAACCGGAATACCAAGGTCGACGCTCAATACGGTCTACAATCGAGGCCTCAAGGCGTGGAAAACGGGCGGGAGTCGCGTCGGGGCAACGGCGGCTCAATGGGCGGTCGCCCGTACATATAAATACGTCCTCCTTACGAAAGGGAAGGCGCCGAAGGCTTGGTACGTGACGAAATTTGATCCTGATGCGAATTTGCGTACCAGCCGACGCCAACACCAGCACCCATGAGACTCGTGAGTGCTACAGTACCGAGAGTCACATAAACACCCCTCATGTTTTCTTTTTAGAACGTGTGGAGTTTTTAAGCGCGCTTACGTTTGAGTGACAAACGAACTTTGAGTCCCTTTTGAGGGGTGGAGATACGGGCAGGGGCGCTTCTCGGACGAGTCGCACTGCGACTCGGACTCTTGCGGGGACTCTTACGTGGTGAAAGGGAACGACCAGTCGCTCCGCGACTGCTCGGCGATCGGTACTGCTTCATCTCGTTAGCGACTTCGCTCCGAAGCTTGGCTATACGTTTCATCACGCCCTTTCGCATTTTAGCCGTCGTTATTGCCTTCAACATATTTATGTTTGAACGAGACCCGTTATAGACGGGAACTTGTGTGGTTTTACCATAGAGTGAGCGTGTAGGGTGCCGTGAATTCGGGGTCTCACCCTTGTACATCTTCGTCTCCGTCTTTCCTAGAGGAATGTTCCAAGACCGACCGAAATCGATGGCCCACATACCCGTGATGCGTCCGGCCGAGTCTGTACTGACGATGATATTTTCATCGTGAAGGTTCCCGTGAGACACGCCACGCATGTGCATTTCCTTGATAAGATACGCGACGCGACGCGCAATGTTCTTTTTGTTCGCACTCGGGTGTTTTGAAACATAATTACGAAGGGTCGTGGAACTTGTGTTTCCGACCCGACCCATAACGAAAACAGTCATCTCGCTCGACAGGTATTTGCTTCGTGGAAACATGACGTTCCGTACAGTTTTTGATTGAGCGGGGTTCATGTTCACAACGAGGCCTTCACCCTTTTTGAACCGTGGAACAACGAAGGTTCCCTGAAGCTTCTGGAGCGCCTCGTACTCTTGGGGCGCATAGTCGTAAATGAATTTCATGAGTCGTCCATTATTCGTTTCGTATACGCGACCATTGACGCCACCCCCTAAGTACTTAGTGGGTTTGGGCCAACTGGCGTTGATGTTGTGTGCGATCAACTTTGCAACGCGCAAGTTGCTCATTCTTCTTTTTAGTCGAGGAAAAAAACTCCGACGGAGTGAGTCGCTACGCCGGTATAAGTCGGCGCCTTCGGCCCCGACTTGCTACGAATCCTCCCTCCTCCCCGTGAAATAATCGTCCAGGAACTTTTCAAACCGCCGACCTTTATCGGTCAGCTGAACAAGACCTTCGTCCGTGTACCCTATATCATCAAACGGATCAAACGCATTCTTGATCAAAATGTCCCACCGTTCCTTGTATCTTCTGTCTGCGAACGACCCGTGCCAAAAGTGAACGATGGTTCCATCGACCCACGAAACCTTGAAATTCTTGAGCCCACGCTCGTAAATTCTCAGCATCATCTTATAGTTTTCATGGATGGTTCCGGGACACGATTGTTGAGCCAAACCTGCGAGACTCATGGCCATGTGTCTGTCGCCCGACCCAAGGATCGCCCAATCGGGCAAACCACCCATCTTCGTGAATGCGTGACGGGTACACGCCCACGCGTACCCCGGGTGCCAAAACCCGTACTTGTCTGATGGCGTCCATGGCGTTCCTGAACCAACAAACATGTACGCGAAACTCTTATCAATCTTGAGAGCCTCTTCATGGGTCCCGAGGTTCACGGCCGTGTGCCACATCTGAACCATGTCCGCGTCTTGAAGTTCTTTGATCGTGTCTTGGACCCAGTTACTATTAAGGAACTCCAAGTCTGCATCTATCCACGCGACATACTTCCAATCGTTCGGAAGGGACTTAACACCCGTGTTGATGAGATTCTCCTTGAGCCAAACCCGACTATCGCTCGTGAGTCTGATGTGTTCGTGTACGGACAGACGTCCAAGAGGTGCGGGTCCCATAGCCTCAACGACCACGAGTCTCAGTCCTGGTGTTTTGGTGTACCGCTCGACGAACTGGATAAAGAGTTCGCGTCGGCGCTTGAACCCGCAAAAGTTAAAGTACGGAAGGACCACATACAAAGTATCAGGTCTCTGTCTTATCAGACAGTTCATATCACTCTATAATAAACTCAGGATTTTGTGCGAACGAGAACCGCGTACCGAGCAAAGGTGGCGTGTCATTGTACACGTACCTACCGTTTCGGCGCCTCCACGTCGCCCTGACCCGTGCTCCTTCGACGTACGTCCAGTGCTCACCATCAAACACGAGACCTTCGTGAATCTCAAAGTTGTAATCTTTCGGGTCGGCATTGAAATACAGAGCTTTTCTACGATGAGGATCGTACCTCCATATACAGGAGGGACCGAGTCTTAGACTTGGTCCCCTAATTTTGTTATAAATTCCGAGCGCCCTCCGCGTGTCTATATCCGCGTGGAGGGCGATCCGTTCGAGGATTCTGTTGTTCATTCGCTGGTATTGACAGGTTGAAGTCTTTTAAATAGCGGAGAGACTTGTTTGGAAAAAAAAATGTTTAATGTATACTAGGGATGCCGAAGCTTATTCGCGGGAACTCCCGGAACTCTCGTTTCGTAAATTCAAATAATATTTATGCACAAGCCTTTAAACTTGTGGAGATTCCTCTCGGGATTTTTCGTGAGAATTTCACTCATTACATAAACCAGAGGAACAAAAACTATCTGCTTTTGAACAATAACGGAAAGACTGTTCTTGGGTTTGCTTTCGTGAAAAACACTAACCCCACCAAGATGAATTACGTCACGCTCTTGGGAACACAAACAGGGAAAGGGTACGGAAGACAAATCATGAATGCTATTTACAGTAACGCAGTAAATAGGAACCGTCGAGGTGTGCGAATAAATTTTGCTGTGAACGCAGCCCGTCCATTTTATAGTAAATTGGGGTATGTGCCAGTTCCGAACTCTCCTTCTAATATGGTGAAGCTGGTGCCTAAAAGGAGGTCCCCATCAAAATAGTCGTCGAACAAGAGTATGTTTGAAAAAAATATTGTTTAGTGAATATATGAAGAACGAAATCACGGTGACGCGGAATACGGTTGGATACCTTCGTGACCCTCAACGCACAAGAATCCCAAGAAACTACAAGTTGAATGTTAGATCTTTTAGTAATACATTTCATGTGAATTTGAAGAACAATAACAAGATTGCCGCTAATATGAATGTGTATGTATCTCAAAATAATAGTAACCGTATCGTTGCCGAATTTGAAGGACAAACGCACCCCAACTATAGGGGAAAGAACCTAGGGACTCTTATTCGCGGTATAGTGACAAAGGCTCTACTCAAGTCTGGGGTAAACTACATAACACACCCGCTTGGAACGAATACGAATAATGTTATTGCAAAAACTATTTCCAAAAAAAAGGGCATTTCGATCAGTGAGGCTCGGAACAATAAGAATTTTGTTCCGATAAGTACTCGAATAGTGCGTAAACTTGGTTATACCAAGAATAATCGTTCTAATACAACAAATATTATTACCCCTACTATGAACCTTACAAAACTAAACAAGATCGTGAGGAACATAACAGCCGCCATAAACATTCAGAGGGCTTATAGAAGGCGCCCGGCTCGAACGATAAGAGCCTAATCCTGATGTTTAAACAGCCTACGTGGCGCGATCTCAAGTGCCCTCCGCGTGGAGGGCGATCCGTTCGAGGATCCGTGGGTTCATTTTTTAGTCTACGCTCGGTCCCTCTAAACCGAAGATGTCCCGAATCTCCTTAGCGTCTCGCCCTTTCAAGGACTCGGCAACGGACTTTGAGCCTGTATCGAGCAGATTCTCGTAGCCCAAGTAATCGGCGGCGAGCATCATGGGAAAAGCGTCACGGGGTTCTTGAAACTCGGGCAAAGACCCAGACTCGAAGAACCGGACGACCGTCTCCATTATTTTTGAATCGATATTGGGAAGAGGAACCCACGTATCGTTTTCCGTACAGTCCGTCATTTCGCAAACCATCTTAAGCGTTGAACACGCGTCCACGAGACCTTGCGGGATCTCGAGGACGTGTCCGTCATTCGTTTGAACCTTTGTCATTTATTTAGATACGACGCTTGTTTTTAACGGTACAAAGCAATCTTCCCTTCCCAAAAGGCACACTGGGAAAACAGGGACATATCAATCTCCTGAGCCAAATCTGGAAACGAAACGACCATAAAGTCCCGAACCTTTTCAAACTGTTTCCGCCGTTTCGCCTCCATTGCGTACCCCGCCAAGAGCCTTTTACATGTGTTCACAACCTTTTCAGCCGTGTGTTCATCCATATAAGTGTCCAGCACGGCTTCTATGTTTTCAAACGCCAGTCTGGGAACGTCGGCATCGCTCCATGTCGAGTCTATCCAATCTCCAACATCCTTTACTTTCACAGGAACTTTGACGTGTTTTTCCACCTTTTTGTTTGTAATGACCGTCTCGACCTTTTCTACCGTCTCGTGAACCTTTTTCGATGCCTTCTCTATGTTTTCCAAGTACAAAAATGGAAAAGCCCGAGCACCAATCTCACATATTGGTTTGTGGAACACCGTAACCACGGAAGTACCTAAAACGGTTCCTATGAATGCTGCGATAGATGCCATATAAATAAGAAATATTTAAAACGTATCGAACAAATCATCAAAGTCTAGATCGTACTCGACGGGGCGGAGGCGTGCCTCCCAAAGCTCGCGAAAAAGGGCCTTCTCCTCCTTTTTCATTTGCTTTTGAATCTTCCAGATCTTCTTGAGTTTCTGGACCCTCTTGTTGTTGTTCTCCTTTGGCTGATTCTTGAGAGGCGGTGGGCGCACACACATGACGGCTATCATTTGGTGTAATAAAGCCTCTGCTCCTTATATGTGTAACAAAAGAAGATATACAGTCCCAGCCTATTTCTAGGGTGCCGGCGTGATTTTTTTCCAAGTCCTTCATATATGAAGCGAACTCTCAAGTTTGGGCGCGCCAAAACACCTTCGAACTCGAACTCAAACTCGAACTCGAACTCGTCACCTAAGAAGAAACCGAGTACATACAATGCCTTTCGTGCGACCCATCTCAAGAAGCTCATGGGAAACAATAACAACAAGTTGAACTATGCCGGCGTCAACTATAACACACCGTATTTCATTCTCCCGAACGGTATGATTATCAGTCGCCATAGCATGTACGGCACGGTCGCCCAGAATTACGGTCGACCAAAGCCAAACCGAAATACGAATATCGTAGCATGGGTCAAGGGCCAACAGAAGAACAACTCGCGTAAGAATCTGATCTTTATCGTAAACCCTTTCACGCGTAAAGTCTGGTCAGTAAGGAACGTAAAGATTGTGAGCTCTTAAAAGCAACACGCATTTTTAGCATATGGAAGGGTGGATCGCACTCACACGGACGTCGACGCTCGGACAACAGCCCCGGCGCGTTTCTTTGAATTCCAAGGACTATGTCGTTTGGCGGGGAGGCGGATCCGGTCACGGATCCCCCGACGTCAAGATTTTACCGGATGCGTGTAAACACCGAGGCGCCTCTTTGAGTCTCGGTAAAGTTTTGTCTGATGGATACATCGAGTGTCCGTACCACGGGTGGAAATATACCGAAAAGAAGCTGTGTCGTCCATGGACGGAGTGTGCCGACCAACTCCAAGTGGATTTCGATAAGAAAGATCAGGACGGACTTTTGTGGATTCGTCCCAAGGGTCTGGAAGGACCGGACCCGCCCGAGGTTCCACACGTGACTGAACCGGGTTTCAATACCATGTGGTTTGAGACGACTATCGAACAATCGGCTCAAATGATTATTGAAAATGGAATTGATCCGTGTCATGCCTCGTGGGTCCATGCGAACC